TGCCGGCTACTTTTCGGCGGCGTACGCCTGGGTTCGCCCCCGCCCCGGCTTCCTCGTCGGCTAGCCAGCCGAGTGCTCTATACTTCTCTTTCGATGCGACCGCCTTGCGCGGTCGCATCCCTGCCCGCGCAGCGGGCCGTTTTTTTCGCCACTATTTCCGGGAGGTGCCATGAGCGGCGTCTACCAGCGAAACCGCGAGGTGTCCGAGTACAAGTTCTTCACGCAGGCCATCGCCATCCGCGTGGAGGTCAACAAGCTCATGGCCTCCTCGTCGGTCGTGCCGAAAGCCTACAGGCTGCTGAACGCAGTCCCCACGGTGGAGACCGCGCGCAGCATCGTATACAACGTCAACCGCGCCGACTGCTTCTACCCCAACAGTTCGTTCAACGCACTTGAGCGCAAGCGTTACCTGACGCTGGCGATAGCCGACTGCGAGCAGCTGATGCTCGACATGCAATGCCTCATGGACATCGGCCTGCCCGTGAACGCCAACCGCTTCGAGGCGCTGGCGGGCATGGTCGAGGAGGAGATCAAACTGCTCAAGGGCGCGCGCAAGAACGTACGCGTCACCGGCAAGAAGACGACCGACGAGCGCATAGCCGAGGCCGAGGCCGAGCTAGAGCGCCTGCGTTCGTTATAATGGGCGGCGGTCGCGCCTTGTTTATCGGTACAATTGGTGGCTGCGTTCCGTCATGGGTGGCTCCTCGTCCAACGTGTGCTACGTCAACAACAACGGCTATGCCGACTACATTTCGGCGACGAACGCCTGGGTTCGCCCCCGCCCCGGATTCCCTTACTGCCAGACCGAGTAGGCCAGCGGGCCGAAAGCAGAGCGCGGAGAGGAAGGAAGGCGCGACCATCGGGCGCGAGCCCGTAAATACGCACCCCGCGAGGGTGGCCGGACGCTGCTTGCATGGCGCGGCGCTCCGTGGCTTCGCCGCGTTTCATGGCCATACCTCAAGCGACTGTCAGAGCCACATTGCAAGCCGTGCGGGGTGCCTTCTATGAACTCGGAGCAAAGGCGGGCCGCACGCCGGAAGCGCCGCGAGGAGAAGCGCGCCAGGGCCAAGGCCGAGCGCGTCAAGGCGTGCACCCTTGAGACGGTGGCCGACCTCAACAGCCTGTGCAAGGCTTCCAAGCAGGCCGCGCGTGGCGTCATGTGGAAGGCCTCGACGCAGCGGTACATGAAGGACTACATGCGAAACGCCGTGAAATCGCGCCAAGACCTTTTGGAGGGCCGCGACATATGCCGGGGTTTCATCCGCTTCGACCTGTGGGAGCGCGGCAAGCTGCGCCACATCAGTGCAGTGCACTTCCCCGAGCGCGTGGTGCAGAAGTCGCTGTCCCAGAACGCCCTCGTGCCCGCGATAGTCCCCACGCTCGTATCCGCGAACTCCGCCAACATCAAGGGGCGCGGCACCGACTACGCCCTTAAGCTGCTCAAGCGCCACCTGGCCGACCACTGGCGGCGGCATGGGCGCGAGGGCTACATACTGCTGGGCGACTTCTCCGACTACTTCGCGCGCATTGCCCACGAGCCGGTCAAGCGGCAGGTGGCCGACGCGCTGCTCGACCCGCGCGTGGTCGCCCTTGAGCACCGCCTGATAGACGCGCAGGGCGAGGTCGGCCTGGGCCTGGGCAGCGAGCCAAACCAGATATGCGCGGTGGCGCACCCCAACCGCATCGACCACTACGTGGCCGAGATGCTGCGCCCCGAGGCCTACGGGCGCTACATGGACGACTTCTACCTGATCCACGAGTCCAAGGAGTACCTGCAAGTGTGCCTTCTGCTGATAGAGCACGAGTGCGCGAAGCTCGGCATCGCGCTGAACCCGCGCAAGACCCGCGTGGTGAAGCTGACGCGCGGCTTCACGTGGCTGAAGAAGCGCATCTTCTACACCGAAACGGGCCGCATCGTCATGAAGCCGTGCCGCGACTCCATCACGCGCGAGCGACGCAAGCTGAAGAAGATGGCCCGCATGGTGGCCGAGGGGGTCATGACGCCCGAGCAGGTGCAGCAGAGCTACCAGAGCTGGCGCGGCGGCATGGCTCACTTGGACGCGCACCGCAGCGTGCTGGCCATGGACGCGCTGTACCGCAGCCTGTTCGAAAATCTCGCGGGGGGGGGGGTTGCTCAATGCAACCAAGCCCGAGAGACGATTCGGGCGGAACGCCCTCGCCATAGCGGAAGGGCGGCAACTCAAAACGGCGGCCTAGACGGGTCGAAAACGAAATAACCAAGACAGCGAAGGCGTGCTGCGGCGCGCCTTCTTTCTTCGCGCCCGCCCAAACGGCCAGGCAATCTCACGGCGCTAATACGATGGCGGCACATTCCCCGATAAGGAAGGAGTCCGCATGGACACTGAGGAAGACATGCCGCGCCCCGACGAGCTTCGAGACGGCACCCTGGCCGCGGTCAACGCCCTGCGCGACCTGCTGTCGCAGATCGGCGACCCCGACGCGGCGCACGACGCGGGCGTTATCGACGATGACGAGTACGTGGAGCGGAAGGCGCGAAAGCTCGCCTACACCTCCGCGCTCGCCGCCTACGCCAACGGCGAGGTGCCCGACCTCCCGGCGCTGCTCGAACAGATGCGCGAGCAGGCGTCCCAGCCGACGCAGACCGAGACCAACACGGCGAACATCGACTACCTGCTCATGACCGTGGGAGGTGACCAGTAATGGCTACGAAGAAAACCGTTGAGCATTCCAAGCACTTCGCGAAGGTCAAGAAGTACTACGACAAAGACCTTTGGAGCAAGGCGCGCGTCTACAAGGCTGTCGAGTGCAAGTGGATCACCGCCGACGAGTACAAGGAAATCACCGGCGAAGAGTACGCGGGGGCTTAGCGTGAACGACCTCGTGTACACCGTGGCGGTCACCGCCATCGTGTCTGGCCTCGTCGGCTCCGTGGTATCCGCCTTGGTGGCGGCGCTCAAATCGCAAGGACGCAAGGCTGTCGAGCGCACCGAGGCGGAAAAGGCAACTGACGATGCCTTGAGGATGGGGGTGCGTGCGCTGCTTTGGCGCGAGCTGAAGAACATCCATGAGCAGGCAGTCCGTCAAGGCGGCTTGACGGTCGCAGACCGCAAACACCTCGAAAACGTCTACGCCGCCTACCACGGGCTGGGCGGCAACGGCACCGGAACGCGTCTCTACGAAGACGCCATGAAGATGCCCGTAATCGACTAAAGGAGCAGACCATGACCACGATTCAGGCGGCTCTCGCCGTTATTTCTTCCGTAATCCTTCCGTTCATCATCCAGGCGATCAAGTCCGAGGCCATGGGCGGCAACGCCGCGCGTTGGCTCGCCATCGCCGCTTCGGCGCTCTTCGGCGCCCTCACCGCAATGGCCAACGGAATCCCGACCGACCCCGGCGCGTGGGTCACCGCGATCTTCGCCTGCGTCGGCGGCGTGCAGGTGGCATATGCGGCCTTCAAGGCGGTCGGCGTGACAGACAAGTGGCTCGACGCGCTGCTCGCCATGGGCACTCCGAAGAAGGACGACTAGGCATGGGCGGCAAGCGCCTCGTACGCATCGCCGCCGCCATCTCGCTGCTGGCCCTGCTCGCCGCCTTCGCCGACGTGGCGCTTATAGCCTCTAACGTGCCGAAGGTGCCGAAGGAGGAGCCTTTGCCCGTTATCTACGACAAGCCGCTCGACAAGCCCGCCGAGGTGCCCGTCTACCTCCAAGCAGACGAGCGCTGGGGCGGGCTTTCCTATGCGGGCGATGATCTCGCGACCTCGGGCTGCGGCCTCACATGCGCGGCCATGGCGTGGGAATGGCTCTACGGCCAGACGTGCACGCCGGCGCAGGTGCTCGGCCTCGTTGGCGAGTCGTGCCTAACCGACGGCGTGAACGACATGGACAAGTTCTGCCGCTGGATGAACGCGCACGACCAGGCGCTCGGCTATACGCCAATCCATGACAACGCCGATGCCGCACTGGACGAGGCGGCTAACGGATGGATGGTGTTTTGCAGCCTAACGGGCCGGCTGCGCGAAGGCGGCAAGAGCTACGGCGGGCACATCGTCCTGCTTTGCGGCTGGGACGGAACCACGGCAACCTTCCACGACCCCTACGAGGGCGTGGTCAGACTCGACAAGGAACAGTACGACCGCGTGCAGTGGGCGTACTTCATAGCTATAGGGAGCGCTGAATAA